TCATCCTCAATCTTCCAATTGATTAACTGTCTATCCCTTTTTATAATTTTTAAACGGTCATAACTTGCTTTATCATTATTAACTCCTGTTAATGATTTAATCGCTACCCCGCTAAAGTCTATGCTATAAGATTGATTTGTAAGCACTTGTGTTTTCCAACCTTGATTGTCTATTGTTGTGCTGTCTAAAGTTTCTACATCTTCGCTGAAACTATTTGACGTTAGGCAACCAATCGGAAAAAACCCAAAACCGTAATCAATAAATAAAATGCTATAAGTTCCGTTTATCATAATCAAACCAAAGATAAATAAAATCTATTAAAAAGATTAAATATTAACCTTTAATTGTTGGTTCAATTGGTTCTGTGTATTGAGGCAAAGTATTAAAATCAATATCATCATAAATAAAAGGATCGATTATCTCCGTTAATTCTAAAGATGTGATATTGTTTGCAGCATCATAATTGTAGGACGTTGGCATAAATAAACCGCTTATATTATTAATAGTGAAAACAGACAAATAATTAAAGTATCCAAACACATCGCCAGAAAAAACAACTCTTGGACGTGCATACATCTTCATTCTTTCTTCTCCCATTATTTGAACTAATGACCTTTCGAAATTAATATCTGTTAACCTCCTCCATTGTTCCGTTGGGGTTGTTTGATTGCTTTTGTAAATAGTACCGAGTAAACCCTCTGAAACACTATCAGCGTTAAATATCTCTTTATTTTTAGCAATTTTTGAAGATGGATTTGCTATCCTTTGAAAAGTGTACGTTTCTCCCTCTGTTAAATTTCCGCTGATATTTGGTGCAAGGTTACAAGCTGTGAAATTAATAAACCAAGCTAACCGTGTTTGTGGCTGTGTTGTTTTGTAAAGTTCTATTTTAATATTCCCCTCAATAGGTGCAGAATCTGTTTTTATTTCGTAGTTAAAAGAATTATTATCATTTCCAAAAATAAAACCATTTGCAACATATTCTAATGTAATAATATTATCGCTATTGATCCACGTTCCATCATCCCTCAAATAGTATGTTTGAGTATCTCCCTCTAAAATTATTTTAAAGTTTGCCCTAACAAAAAAGGTTAAAGGTAAATTACCAGGTGCAACTATCCTAATATCATTAAAGAAAAAAGATGTAAAAAATGTAAAAGAATCTCCGTTATTAACTCCGTAACTTTCAGAAAAAGCAACACTTAACAAACGTCCATTCTCAAACCGTAAACCTCTGTTGTTTTGTGGTCTGTCAAAACTATTGTAATCCGTAATTGTCCACTCTGGAACTGTGTAAGTAAAACCAACAACTCCACCATCTAAAGCTAAATTTTGGAAAAAGTTCTCAATACCTCCAAATTTATAATCAATACGATATGCACCTATTGAGTTAGTAATTGTTTTTTGTTGGTTTGCGTTTACGTGGTGCGGATAGTACCCATCTATTTGACTACCTAAAGCTTCAGCGAAATTAATTGATGTAAAAGCGTTTCCAACCTCGACCCCATCAGAATCGTAAGTAAAGAATGATATATTTTGCCTGTTAACTAATCTATTTGGTTTTACAATAACCCATTTACCCTTATAACTTACCAATATAGCACCAAACAACTCCAAAACACTTCTTAAAACTTTGTCGCAATCTGTAATCGTTTTGCCATCATCTTTTACAAACCTATCAGCGTTTAAATAAGTTTCGTTTAAAACATCAGCAAAAAAATTCATACCATTGTAAACAATATCTATATTAACGTAAATATCTTGCAGTATTTTAGTCCTTTTAAGACAGTTAGATACTATCTCCAACATTGACTGTTTACCTACAAAATTAAATCCATTCTCGTCAACATAAGACAGATTTTTTAAGAATCCAATACCATCCGTGCAATCTAAAGATATAACCCATTTATCAGCCACTAAACTCTCAAAAATACCCTCTGGAGATAACCAACCGTTAAAAAGTAATTCGCCTTGTCTTGTATAAACAACTTTGAATGTTCGCTCCTCCTCGCTATACAAATCTGCAAAAGTTAAATCACTGTTAGCCTCTAAATCTATTTTTAAACCACTCCCACGAATAGCCTCTAAAGTATCTTTTGTTTCGGAGTATTCTAATAAGCAAGTTCCAAATATTTGAAGTGGTAAATCAGTGAACCCAGATTGTGAAATCTCAACTCTATGCAATACCCTTTGCACATCTGTAAACTCAAACCAATACTTTAAACTAAATACATCTGTTGCCTCTGTAACTGTTCCGCTTGTTATTGTTGTGCCATAGAAAAACTTTATTTCAATATCGTTCTGGTCGTATGAAATACTTACAACATTTCTTAATACTGTTATAGTTAAATCTGCGGAGATTGAAAACTCTGCCAAAGAATTAGCGTAATTTTGTGCAGTTTGGTTTGCATTTGTTCCAATTGCTGCCTCTCCTATTCTTGTTTTTTCATCCTTAAAAGTTATTGAGGCTGAAAAATCATCTAAATCTTTTACAATCTCAATGCCTAAAGTTTGATTCACTAAAACACTACCAAAAATTAACTTTATTTCTTTCATATTATCCTATACCTAATGAACCGCCTAAATTTCTATTTCGTGCTAACGTGTTTGATAAAACACCTACTAATTTTGTTCCCTGTATCTCAAAAACAACGTTTTGCAAACCGCCACCACTTGAACTAAAAGAACTACTATTACTACTCCTTGGCGAAAATCTGTCTGCTCCTCCGTTGGTAGAACCACCGCCAGACAATGAACCTCCAGCTTGACTAAAGGCAGAACCAGCTGCTTTTAATAATGTACCAACAGCAACCGCAGCAATACCAGCAGCAATTGAAACAGGCCCACCTACACCAATTGCTATATCAAGTTTACCTTTTAATATTGCCAACGTTCCATACTCAACAAGCAAACCGCCCATTTTAGATAAAAACTTACCCATTTGATTTAAAAGAGTACCACCAATTGCACCTAAAACATTTCCGCCATTAGCTAAAGCGTTTGCAATACCATCACTTATTCCAGACACCGCATTTGGTATTGTGTTATCAGCTAAATTTTTCAATCTTAATGCAAATTGCACCGCTTGTTCGTCAAACTCTTTTAAAGGGAATAAATTTAAACCCTCAAAATTTAATGTAGAACCTATATTCTCTAAACCATTGGGTATTATATCATCTTTATTTAGAGTTGATGCTTGCCCTCTTTTTTCTTGTTCGCCAGTTCCTGTAATTTTATTTATTTCTTTTTGAACTTCTTTGATTCTATTTGCGTAATCTCGCCAAGTTTGGGAGTTTTTAGATAGTTGTTTTTGTTCTTTTTGTAATTGAGATATTTGTTTTTCATAAAAAGCAACTGTTCCCTTTTCTGATTCCTTTAATTTATCCCTTTGCTCTCTGTATTTTTTTAATACGCTTAAACTTTCTAAAATAACATTTTTTCTTTGATCCTCTAATTTTGTTATGTTAGATGTTGATTCAGCTATCAAATTACTATTTAAAGAAATTGCTTTTGCGAAACCTTTGGCTCTTTCTGTTTCTTTATTTTGAATTTTACCATAAGCAAGAGTATTTGCATTTAAAAGCCTTTGAGCCTTTGCAAGATTTTCTTTTTCTTTTGCTAAATTCTCATTTATTTTTTCAAGTTTTTCAGTAGATTGTTTTTCTTGATTATCTGCATTTGACTTTATTTTTTGCAATAAAATATAATCCTCAATCTTTGAGTTTAACTGGTCTTGACTTAAAAACAAACTGTTTAAGGTTGTTTCTAAAGATTTTAAACCCTCTACAAAATCTTTATTTTGTTTGTTTACATCCTCTAATTTATTTTTAGTACCTAAAATTTTATCCCCAAACAATAACATTGCTGACGTTGCAACCGAGATAGCCAATGAAATACCGCCAAAGCCTTTTAAATCTCTTAACATTGCTTTTAACGCCCCACCAGCAGACCCTGTTTTGTTCTTTAGATATCCAAATTGTTCTGTTAAGTTGGTAATGTTGTTAGAAACACCCATAATTCCAAACGGTGCATCTTGTATCGTTCGACTAAAAGCTGTCATTGCAGATGTACCGCTTATTGCTCCTTTCTCTAACTTCTTAAAACCTTTCGTACCTCCTAAATCCTTAATTGATTTATTTGTATTAGTTAAATCTCTACGTAGGTTTTTAGTACTGTTTGATAATTTTTGGTCTGCTTTAGATATCGCACGTATTGAGTTCTCGTATTTGGATTGAGTAATAACACCCTTTGCAAACTCTCGCTCAACTTTTTCAGTAGCAATAGCAAGTTTACCCTGTAAAACGGTTGATTTATTTATCTTATCGTTTAAGGCTTTTGCTTTGCTCTCAAAGTTTTTTAAAGACCTTTCAGAATCTTTTAATGCCTTTTCAAGTTTTTTTGTTTCTCCTACTATCTCAACGCTTAACTGTGCCATATTGCTGTTGTGCTTTTAAAATTGCTGCTCTTTGATGTTCGTTCAATGTACTTCGTTTTTTTCCTTGATATGCCTTTTGTATGTTCTGCAACATCTTCTTTTTGTCCTTTGCATCTATAAAACCAGCCTGTACAACATTTGCAACTATCTCGCCAATTTTAAACCAATTGTTTTTCTCTACTCTATTAAATGAAAAAAGACGCAGTTGAAATTCAGCCCACGTCATTTGTTCATATTGTTTATAAGTGCATCCCAATTCTCCAATCGCAAACGCTACTACATCAGTCTGCCATTCTATTTTTTTTTTGAACCCTCCTCCTCTGCTTTTGGTAAACGTGCTATAATAGAATCCATAAACGCTTTTAGAAATTTCGCTGCTGCTCCATCATCGTCAGAAACTCCACCGTTTTCATCTAATAAATCCGAAAATGTAAATTTGTTATATTCTGGCTTTTTCTCGTTTCTCTCGCAGTTATGCAAATAGCTTTCCAACATTAATAAAGGAATAAAACTAAATGGTTTCGTTTGCAAGTTGTTTGATAAATCTGCTACATCTAAATCGTATTTCTCATAGAAATAACCAAGAAATGATAAGCCGAAAAAGAACTCTAATTCTTTACCGCTAAAATCAATCTTTACACTGTTACGCATTTGGATCAACGGTTGTAATTAAACCACTGTTTTGAATTGTACCGCTGTAAGTTGCAAACTCATCTCCAGCTGCTGCATCTAAAGTCAAATCAGAAAAAACTCCTGTACCATAATATGCAGTTGGTGTATCTTGGTCTGTTGTCATTTTCCAATCTTGTGTACTTAATCCAATTGAATTTATGAAACCTAAACAAGCATCAAAGTCTGTTTTACCAGCATCAGTCTTAATATAAGTTGCCTCAAATGATACCTCGCTTGTAGTTGTTCCAGCCTCTTTAATCATCACAGACGGATCGCACTTGGTTTGCGTTTCGATTACCGTTCTGGTTACTGATAAACTGTTTGATGTTAAGCATCCAACAGGCTCATAAGCATCTGAACCGTTCCAGATTGACAAGATGATAGCATCCCCTTTTATAAATGTACTCATTTTGTAAAATTTTAATTATTTAAACAAATATAGTTAAAAACTATTAAAATATTCTTTTTGATAATTTTAATTTATAGTTAATTCAATTCTGTATAAAATTCGATAAACGTTTTGGCTTCTTGTAACTGTGTCAAGGTTATCAATACTCCCAACCGTTTGGAACATAATTTGCAAACCGCTTTGAGAATCTAAAGCTAAATTTTGCACGGAGTTTCTTACTGCATCCGTAATATTATCAACCGCCAACCTACTGCCAGTGTTTCCTACACCGTTGTAAATAGTAACTATATCGATAAGTATTGAAGATTGCCAAAGGCTTTCACATTTATTATTTTTGTCCTCTAAATTAGTTTGAGTTGTAAGTAGTGTATAAAACTCGCTTTTGTTATTTGTAGGTGTACGCATATCAAAGCAAGGGATTTCTTTTCCATCAACCTCAATGTTATTGATAGCCTCAAAAACTGCCTTTCTAACCCATTTATTTGGTAACGTCTTTATCATAGCTTTAATGTTTTTAAATAGTCTTTTAGATCCTTAATTAATATTTTTCTATGCTTTACAAATGCTGGATACAAAAATGGTCTTGGCTTTATGTTGACTTCCCTTATTCCTTTTCCTTTAAACTGCAAAGCTATCTCCTTTAATTCTGATGGCACTTTAACTTTTCCACCTGTTCCAAATTCCATAAAAGCTGAATATTTTTCTTTTGCTACAACTCTATAACCTAACTTTTCGCCTTGTATTGGTTCGGCTTTTATACCTTGTCGTAAACTACCACCACTTTTTAATTTATTCACAGGAGCAGCAACCTTTGCATCAAGTTCTATTTCTTGTGCTGCACCCTCAATTAAATCATCAACGTTTTTAATAATCTCTTTATCTAACGTTTTAAACTTCTTTAATAGTTCTTGCAATCCTTTTATCTCTGCTTTTGCCATGATTACGCTAAAACAAATGTTACAACACCACCAACTCCAATAACTCTTTTGTAAAGTAATCCATCTACTCCCTCTGTAATCTCCGCTTTTAACTCTGGAGGGGTTAAACCTAATGACAAAGTTTCATCATCGTTATTTTTTATTGCTGTTGTTGTTGTTCCGTTTTGACTTCTTAATAATGGCCAACCTCCACCAGGTTCTGAATCGCTTTGCGTTACTAAAGTAAAAGGTACATCTGCAACTATTAGACCTGGGTTTAAGTTACCCACTAAAGCAATTGATCCAATTGTTGTTTCGTTTGCAACTTGCCCAGAACTTGGAAAATTTTGGTCATTTCTTATTGTTGTACCTCCTATATTTCGCAATAATGGAACGGTATAAGCTAAATCTAATTGATTGGTTGTAAAGTTCCATTGATAAACTTTTGCAGTACCCTCATAAGGAGATGCTAAAGCTAAACCACTATTACCTCCATCTCCGTTATCTCGTATAAATATCGGTTGTGCTACAACTTGCGACATTGCTGATGTTGGCATTAATGGAGTTGCCTCTGCACCAGCTGAATCAGCACCAGAATAGGCAGAAATTAAACCAACTGCTCTAACTCTTGTGGCTCCATTTGGTTCGTAATCTTGATCGCTTGCACCAGTGCCAGCAGAACTATCAAAATCAATAGGAAAGCCAGGAGAAACAACAAAAGAACCTGTTGCACCATCACGAACGTAGTAGTTTACTAACGTATTATCAAAAGGTGCTGAAACGTTACCAGAACGAGGCCACGTAATTCCGTCGTTTGTCAAAGGCATTATTAACCTACTATCTGAATATCTACCAGAACCATCGTTGTCCATTCTTGCAGCTACACAAGCCATTATAGGATTTGTTGCCTCTAAAATAAACTCTGTATTGCCATTTGTAAATAATCGTAAATAACCCCACGGTTGAACCTCAATATTTTCTTGACCATTTACAACAACTCCTGTTCCTCTTTTTAATGTAACTAATGTTTTTAATGGCCCAGCTACAACGTGAACCCATCCTTGATTTTGATTGGCTGGAGGCAAACTTTCGCTTTGTCTAAATGCAAAAAAGAATGTACTTGTAAATGAAAGACCGTAACTTAATAAAGGCATTGGAGAAACATCAGCTCCTGTTTCTTGTTCACAAAAACCGTAAAAACCTGTTGATGCAGTTATAATTGCACCTATTGACAACCCTGTAAAACATATTGGTTCGCCAAAGTTCATAAATTCACGATACAAAACAACACCGTTGTTAAAGTCTGTACCATTAGCATAAACCTCAACAACATTACCATCCCCTAAAGAAACACCTTGCACCTTTCCAGTATCAGTATAACCAACCGCTAAAACAGTTAAAGCTGGTTGCCCAGCGTTTGCCAATAAAGATTGTTGTAGTCCTAAAGTTGAACCAGCTGCAATTGCGTTTACAGTTGCCTCTGTTACTCCGCCACCTGTACCGCCACCACTACCAGCGTGATAAACAATTAAATCAGTGAACGAGTTTGGTGTGAATGCTGTACCAGCAGAAACTATCTCAATAGGAACACTAAAAAATGAACCATTGTCAACAACACCGCCCATAATATTTGCATTGATAAAAATATCATCGTTTGAACTTTGTTGAAGATATAAAGCATCTCCATCCTCTAACAGTTCTAATATATTGCTAACTCTCCTATTTGGATAGGCTGTTGTACTGAAATAAAGTTCTGTTGCTAAAGTTGGATCAACGTTGTTAATCTGTAACGTATTAGCTGTTGGCTCTTGTGGAGTTGTTGCAGCTGAAAAAATATATCTTAAATCAGCACTCCCACTATTTGGAATACCCTCTGGAACAAATATTTTTCCATCAGTACCCAATATTGCAATATTATCTGCATCAGTTGAAACCTCTGTCGGACCAGCCTCGCCTTGTATTCCTTGAATACCTTGCAACCCTTGTTCGCCTGTATCTCCTTTATCTCCTTGCGTTCCTTGTATTCCTTGAACTCCTTGCTCTCCTTGTATTCCTTGTTGACCGTCGTTTCCATCTCTACCCTGTTCGCCTGTATCTCCTTTTTCTCCTTGAATACCTTGCTCTCCTGTATCTCCTTTATCGCCTTGTTGCCCAAGTATTGTAATATCTCCAGAACCCTCTAAACTTTGACCGTTTACAGTGAATAAAGGACGTTTATCTTGTATCGTTGTATTTGTTTCGTCGCCTGTATTCGTTCCGCTTTGATTGGCTAAAGTCTGTTTAGCTGCATCGTTAAAGTTATTTGTATTTGGATTTGATTCGTATTTTGTTTTGATGCTCTCCGCTGTTTCTTCTGTTGAAACCCCTTGCTGAACAACCCAATTATTATCTGAACTATCCCATAGATATTTCTCTACTTGTTGCCCTACTCCACCATCAACATACGCAAAGCTTCCAATCGGTGCAGTTGGAAAAGCTGTCTGTAAAGCTGACAAGCTAACAAATTCGCCTAAAAATTTAGAACCCTCTAAAGCAGCTAATTTATCACGTTCAGCATCAGTAAACGCATTGGTATTATCGTTACTCTCGTACTTTGATTTGATTTGTTCTGGTGTATCTGCTGCACCGCTTTCGCCTCGCTCTCCTTGATCGCCTTTTTCTCCTTGTACACCTTGCAAACCCTGTTCGCCTTGCTCTCCTTGAATACCTTGCTCTCCGTCGTCGCCCTTAATACCTTGTGAACCTGTATCTCCTTTTATTCCTTGCGTACCTTGTTCGCCTTGTATTCCCTGTTCTCCTTGTATTCCTTGTTCTCCATCATCCCCCTTGATTCCTTGTACTCCTTGTATTCCTTGCGAACCTGTATCGCCTTTAACTCCTTGTATTCCCTGTTCGCCTTGTTCGCCTTGTTCTCCTTGATCTCCTTTATCTCCCTTTTCTCCTTTTTCTCCTAAAATAGTAGGGTCAATATTTACATCAATAATAACCGAATTGATTTCAACCTCTAAATCAACGTTAATATCATCAGTTTGTAAATTAACATCAATAATGTTCTCACTTGGTGTTATATTTACATCTATCATTTTACACTAATTTTAAATATAATCTCAATATCTCCATCAACAAAAAAAGAACATTTAGCATCTAAAAATCTGCCTTTATAATTTACAAAATCAGTACCGTTTAAAGTTAGTGTTAATGTTTTTTCTGTTCCTACTTCATTAGTACCATTTAACACCAAACCATCAGCCAAAGTATATTCCTTGACCAATTTATCGCAGTTGTAAACCTTTACAAATGGATTCGTAATATAAACACCTTGAACGCTTTTAAAAGGCATTAATTTATTGATTTGCGTAACTCCCAGAACAGTAGTTCCAGCATCAGTAGGATTGTAAAAATCTATTTCTGCCATTATATTCGTTTTACAATTATTATTTCTATTTCTCTATCCTCAAAACCTAAATTAACTGGCTCTGAAACCATATTATAATCAATACCTCTGTATTTAAAAAACATAGTCTTTGGATCATAAACCAAGTTTTTATTTTTACGTAGTTGAATCGCCAACCTGTCGAACGTTTCAGTTTCTCCGAAATCTGTCTGCCTATTTGCATTTTTTGGATTTGTTATTAGTTTGCACCACGCATTTGATAGTAAAGTTTCAGACGTTGTATTGCCTCCGAAACCATCAAAATCGGGGGCAGTTTGCCAAATCTCTATTTTTTTATTGTACTTCCTTGCTCTCAAAATACAAAGCGTTTATTTTGGTTTATCATATCATTTAGCCAAGATGGTAAACCTCCCTTATTAGCTGTGTTTGTTTCAGCCTCGTAGTATAAATATTTAATATACTGCAATGCACAATCGATTAACTCAAAAGGTATATCATCTTTATTCTCAAATCCAACATTTAAAACAATCTCATTATCTGTTGTATTCGTGTGATAATTTGTAAACAAAGTCTTTTGCTCCGTATCTACGTCAAATGTTGATACCACGCTATTAATTGGATAATCGTAAACCTTAACGCAATTATCATTGAAGATGTATTTTTTATCTCTTGCGTAAAATAAAATATTTGTCCTACGTTCCAAAGTGCTTAACGCTGATTTTATCATTCGTTCGATTTGGCAATCGTCGTCGATTAACTCCTCATCAACACGTAGATATTTCTTTGCGTGTCCTAAAGTGATAACATTTAGGTAACTCATTATTTTTTCTTTTTACGAACAACGATTTTTTTTACAATCCCTTGTTCAATTAGTTGTTTCTCTGTTTTTGCATCAAACTCCACTTTTTCGCCTACTGCATAATGCTTATTCTCTGATAGCTTATGAAACTTTTTTACTACTTGTACCATTTTTATATTTTTAATGATTAATTAAAAAAAGGGATGT